TTAAACTCCACCTAAAAATACTATCTCAATATCATCCCCTCCATGATATATGATTTCTTTTAAAAAGCTTTTAATTTTAACTTGCTGCTTTTCAACACTTAATGTATCAAACTCGGATATTGTTATAACAATGAGTTCATAAAGAGTGTCAATATTTATTTTGTCTTGATCTTGAAATATTTTTTTTCTTTCCAGTGCTAAAAGTTCTTCATTTAGGACAGATATTTCATTTGATATATTATTAATTTTATTTGTTACAATTTCTATAGCTGGACCTTCAATAAAAATAAGTTTTTCTGTTAAGGATTCTATATCCTTATTTCTTTTATTAATATCTTTTTTTACATCTTTAATTAAATTATCATAATTAATATCTTCATTAGAAGTTAAATAAGAATATAATATTGATTTATCCAAAGATATATCTTGTAGAGTTTTTAAAAAATACTCCTCTACTAATTCAACTGGTAACCACTTTATATCACAATTAGTTTTTTTATATTTCTTATCTGAGCATCTAAAGTAATATTTTACTTCTCCGTATTTATTGGGATTACCAGGAAAAACAAACATACCTGATCCACATTTACATTTAACCATGTGGCTTAAAAAAGAGTTAGGTGAAATTCGAGGTCTTGCTTCAGCGCCACGAGATTTAAACACTTGATTAGCTTTAATCCATATAGTCGGTTCTACAGCCACTTCGTGTTTTGATGTAGATACAAACATATTCTTTGAATTCCACAATGCTTTCCCATTAACTCTAGGTCTACGATTATAAGGCATAAATCCTTTACCATTCAATTCTCCATATACCTTGTAACCAATACTTTCAAGATATGATTTACTCTCTTCAGTGGCAGCTAGGTGAACTGGATTAGTTAAAATATTAGATATAGTTCTATTTGGGAGCCCTATTTTTTTACTTACTTGACCTGGTGTGTGTCCAGATGCAATCATTTTAAATATCATATTAAGTTTATCTATATGTTCAGGTATTAACTCTAAATATGTTTCCTTTTTACCTGATTCATTTACTACGCTCACACTTCTATAGCCTGTTGGAGGTGTACCCCCGCTCCAACGTCCCATCTTACCAAGCTCTAACATGTTATCTTTAACTCTTTGAGCAATATTCATTCTTTCCATTTCAGCCATGGAGCTTATCATACTCATCATCATTTTACCAGCTGGTGTAGAAGGGTCAAAACCTTCAGTTACACTAACTAGCTTTACACCATAGGATTTTAATTCTTCAAATACTGTTAAAAAGTCTAATGTATTTCTACTAATTCTATCAATTTTGTAGCAAGTTATTACATCAAATTGTTTATGTTTAGCTAACTGCATCATTCTTTGAAAAGATGGTCTATTTATATTACCACCACTAAAGCCTTCATCTTCAAAGGTTTCAAAAATACAATCGTCATATTGTCTACTAAAATAATCTTTACACATGTTTATTTGATTTTTAATAGATTCCCCAGTATCAGTTTCTTTAGATTTTCTTGAATATATTGCCACTTTCATATTTATCACACTCCAACTAGTTGAGATAATGGTTGATATGGTATACCAATACATCTGGATATTTGTTCTAAGCTCATACCATCTAATTCAATTTCATCGAACTCTACATTTAATATTTTAAAAGCAAAATAATTAGCTTGTTTTTCTAATTTATCTTTATTTATAAAATTTCTATTGAAAGCAGCCTTAACTATATCAGTATGAAGTAATGCATGACCTAATTCATGTAGTAATATAAATTTTTCACTTTCTATATTTAAATCATCTCTAATAAATACAACTTCACTATCAAAATACTCTCTAATGTATATGCTATCATTTCCATGAAGTAGAATATTATTGGATTCTAATTTGATAATTTGTATATTTAAAATATCATATAATTCATAAACATTAGTTGTATTATAGTATTCAGATAGTCCCCCAATTACATCATCTATCCAAGTATACATATATGATCACCCTCTATTTTTTATATTTAAGTCCTAATAATTGTAGTTGTTTTAATAATTCATTTGCAAATTCTATAATTTCTTCTTTTGACAATTTATCAGCATCAAAACCACCATAACCCATAATAGCTGGTTGCTTTAAGATAAATTGCATAGCTGCTTCAGGTGTTTTAAATTCTCCAGTTTCATATAATTCAACTTCTTCTTTAACTTGGTTAGAATTATCATCCCATTTTTCTAAATCATCATATGAAACTGGATCAGTTTTCATAATTTCATCAATGCTAACTTCAAGTGCATTAGCTAATTTCTCTAGTATTGCAACACTTGGATTTTTCTTTTCATCTCTTTCTAGAGCACTTATGTAACTAGCGTTAACACCGCTAAGTCTAGATAACTCATTCACTCCTATATTTTTAGACTCTCTTATGTATTTTATGTTCTTACCGAACATGAAAATCACTTCCTTTCACATATAGAATACCCAATAACTTATAAATGTATTCTCTAAGAATATAATATATGCTAGGAGAATATAAAGTCAATAGTAAATTAAAGAAAAATGGAGATATATGCTGTGAGAATATGGCAATTTGATTTAATCGTATTCTGTGGGCATACATTGACTTGATGTGTTCTGATAGAACATGATATTATATTCTCACAGGATATGAAAGGGGGGTGTGAAATGGGAAACAAACTAAAGACACGAAGAAAAGAATTAGATATAAGTGTTTATGAGTTAGCAGAAATGACAGGTCTATCAGTTACTTATATCTCAAATCTAGAAAATGAACAAAGGACAAACCCAAGCAAAGGAACGATGGAAAAAATAGCAGAACATTTAAAGTCAACTGTAATTGAATTGTTTTTTTAAAAGAACAAAAGATTAAGATTTGCATACTATAAATAAGAATACTTAAAAGGTGAGTATGTATGAGGAAGAAGAGAAAACTAAATGTAACAGTTACGATGGGACCTGATTCATCTAGATTAATTACAGAAGCTTTATTAAGTATACTAGATGAACATAAAGAAGAATTTCTACAAATATTAAAAGATAAGAAACTTAAGGAAGAACAGGCTTAATTGCCTTAATTATTAATAGTAGACAAGCTCTACGGAGGGTAAAAGTAATCAAGTGGCTCCAATGTGAGGGTAAAGAATTTTTAGGAGGAAAAGTAAATGAAATCAACGGGCATGGTAAGAAGAATAGATGACTTAGGTCGTGTTGTAATACCAAAAGAATTAAGAAGAACATTTAATATTGCAGAAGGTGATCCGCTTGAAATATTTACAGATGGAGACTCTGTAGTTTTAAGAAAATTTCAAGTTAAATGTGTTTTCTGTGGAGCAGAAGAAAATCTAAAAGATTATATAGGCTCTAAAGTTTGCCAAAACTGTGTAACTGCAATTAGAAAATTTAAATAGAAGGGAGATAAAACATGAAGCACAATAAAGCTTGCAAAGGATGTAATAAGAAATTTAAGTGGGAATTGCTTTATACATTAAGATGTTTAGCAGCGGTATCCTTGGTGTGTATGACATTCATAATAGTTGCAAGTATTATCTACTAAAGAAAGGAGTAAGGGGAAGAGTGGATTATACAAAAGAAATTAAAATCAAAGGTAAGATTCACAATATGACATTTAATGAATGTTATGGACAGTTTGAAGTTTTTAGAAATAGTTTAAGTTACAAATATAAATCATTGCCGCTGGAAAGAGAAGATATAGAGCAAGAAATATCAATGAGCTTTTATAAAGCTTTTAAAAGTTATGACATAAATCGTGGATTTGAATTTATAACTGTAGCTCAAAAGACAATACAAAATGATTTAGCCAAGATTTATAGGAGTAACAATACTAATAAGCGTAAGGTTAATAAAAATATAATATCTCTAAATAGTCATGTTAGAGAAGCTAAAGATAAACCAGTTGAAATTCTAGACACAATTCAAATTGATAGCTTTGAAAATATAGCATGTGAAATGATAGATATAATCAGAGAAATTAGTAATTTGGATTATGATCATGGGTTAGCAATAAGGTTATTATATCAAGGATACAAACAAGAGGAGATTGCAGAAACATTAAATTGTAGTCAAGTTAAGATATCTAGATATAAGAGGAGTTTTAAGCAATTAATTGATAAAGAAAGAGTGGTGAGTTAATTGAATGAAGTAAAGTTATTACCACATCAAGAAGGTGTTCTAGCTGCCACTAGAAATTTCAATAGATGTGCTCATTATCTAGACATGGGATTAGGTAAGACATTTACAGGTTCAGAGAAATTAAAAGAGCTCAATGCCAATGTAAATTTGATAATCTGCCAAAAATCAAAATTACAAGATTGGTATGAGCACTTCAAAACTTATTATCCAGAGTATAACACATTTATTTACAGTAAAACAAGAGAAATTCCTACTAAATCAGTAATTATTATAAATTATGACCTAGTGTGGAGAAGAAAAGAATTATTAGAACTTAAAGATTTTACATTAATGTTAGACGAGTCAAGTTGTATCAAGAATGAAAAATCAAATAGAACTAAATTCATACTTAAGATGAAACCAGCTAATGTAATACTTCTTAGTGGTACACCTACTGGTGGAAAGTATGAGGAATTATATTCTCAATGTAAATTACTTGGATGGAAAATCAGTAAAAAAGCCTTTTGGGATACTTATGTTGTTACTAGAAAGATGAACATTAATGGATTTAGTATACCAATAGTAGTTGGTTATAAGAATGTAGACAGGCTTAAAGCAAAACTTAGAGAGTACGGAGCAGTGTTCATGAAAACAGATGAAGTTATAGATCTTCCGGAACAACTAGATAATGTAGTGAAAGTTGAGTCTACAAAAGAATATAAGAAGTTTGCTAAAGATAGGGTAATTACAATGGATACTACAAATCTATGTGAATTTAAAGATGATGGTGATTTCTATGGTAAAGATGTTACTCCAAGAGTTGAACTCATAGGAGATACTACTCTTACTAAGATGCTATATCTAAGGCAATTAGCCAGTCAATATAACAGTAATAAACTAGCAGCACTTAAGGATTTACTAGAAAGTACTGAAGATAGACTAATTATATTCTATAACTTTACTCAAGAATTAGATGAAATTAAAAGCTTGTGTAAGCAGTTAGATAAACCAGTATCAGTTGTAAATAGTAAATCTAAGAGTTTGAAAAACTATGAATCAAAAGATAATTCAGTAACTCTTATTCAATACCAAGCTGGAGCCATGGGACTTAACTTACAGAAGTCCAATAAGATAATATATTTCAGTTTACCTTTGAGCTCTGAGTTGTTTGAACAGAGCAAAAAGAGAACGCACAGAATTGGACAGAAGAAGAGTTGCTTATATTACTACTTAATAACCAAAGGATCTATAGATGAAAAGATTTATGAGGTATTAGGTCAAAGAAGAGATTTCACCAATGCACTGTTTGAGGAAAATGAATATTTATAGATCGATATTATACCCTAAAAAGATTATAAAAAGTTTTTTCTATTGAATTTAAAGGCTTAACATAGTATAAAAATTAGAAAAATATCGATGTTAATCAAATCTTAACTATAATAGATACTAACTTAAAAGAAGAATTAAAGGAGTAGAATTTATGAAATTAAAAGCAGTTGAGTATGTTCCTAAGGATTTTGAACCAGGTAAGACAAATTCAAACTTTAATTATAGATAGGAGGACTTATTTTGAAAATAAAAATAAATGTTGATGATATACATCAAGTGTTGAAAGTTAGTAATGGTGAAAATATATCAATAATCGCCAGTGAAAACACTGTGCATATTATATCTGATATTAAAAGTGGCATTGATGATTTAAGTTCAGACCATGTGATGTGTAAATCAGATTATCCATGGGTAGAGCAGAAAGGTAAAACTTTAATATCTAGACAAGTACTTCAATCATTACCAACTAACGGAGAATTAACTATAACTGAAGACACTTTGGAATGTGGAAATAGAAAGATAAGTTATAAACCTAATAGATGTTATGTTGAACCAATTAGTAATTTCAAAGATATAGCTACTATCAATAGAGAAATATTCAATGACTTAATTGAAGTTGAATATGCACTTGCTAAAGATGAAACAAGACCAACATTAACTGCAGTGTGTATATCTGGTAATGAATTTGTAGCTTTGGATGGTTTTAGAATTGCTATAAGAAAATCAAATGAAATTAATATTGAGGAGACTTTACTACCAGGTAAACTCATTAAAACTTATAAGAAAATAAAGGGAAAAGTTAATGAAGTCACAATATTAGAGGCAGAGAAAAACGTTGCCTTAAAAATTGGAAATGTAGTCATTGTGGTTACTAAGCTTTTAGGTGATTACATCAAGTATAAAAGCGTAATACCAACTGAGTTTAGTAGAAAAGCTGAGATTAATTCAAAAGAGCTGTTGAGCTTACTTAAATCATATAAAAAAGTGGAGTATGTAATTCTTAACTTTACAGAGAAAGAACTTAAAATAACTGCTAAAAATGAAACTTTAACTATTGAAGATAAGCTTGATTGTAAGTTCAAAGGTGAAAACTTAGAAATTGCATTTAATCACAAGTACTTAATGGAAACTATCAAGCATTATGAAAATTTAACAATGAAGTTTAATTCAAACACTGATCCAGTAGTAATTACAAATGAGTATAAGACAGATTTAGTTTTACCAGTAAGAATAAATAAAAACTAAGGAGGAGTAAAATGCAAAAAGAAATTAAATGCAAAGTCTGTGGTAGACATCCAAGTAAGATAAATGAATATATAGGGATGGTTGCAGATGGAGAGTATCAAACGGAAGAAGAAGCAGTAATTCATAATGAAGGCACTTATAACCCAGAGACAGGATTGTTTTACTGCACTGAATGTTATTTTAAAGATGGTATGCCTTTAGGTAAGGCTTAACTAAAGAAAGAGGTGCTTTAATGAATATTTCAGTGAGAGCATTAGGTAAGTATTTACGTAATTGTCGAGAGTTAAGAGGACTAACGAGAGAAGAATTATCTGAAAAGTCAGGAATCGAGATAGATAAAATTACAGATTATGAATGTGGAAAACTATTATTTAATGCTTATGATACACACAGGTTAATTACCGCTTTTGGAATATCAATAGATGAGTTCTTTGATGGGTTAGTTTCACCTTTTAAGTCTGAGCATCAAAGAAACCTCATGAAATATTCAGATGAAGAATTATTAAATGAGTTACTAAGGAGGAAAAATTAATGGAATTAAAAACAGTAGAAGAGTATTCAAGGGAAATGACTAGAGAGGAATTTGATATGTTTACAGAAGAGGATTCATTGTGTCCGAGTGATTTTGGGTTAGAAGATTCTATAGGAATATGTGAAGCTTCAGATGAACCGATATGTCAACAATGTTGGGACAATGTGCTAGTGGGTATTACGTTTAAAGCAGCAGTACCATCACTACCTAAGGAAACATTACCAGTGTTAAAGCAAATTCAGGAGTTAGAACTTCAAGCAGCTAAAATTGATGAAGCAAAGAAAAAGCTTAGAGAAGATTTACTTCAAGCTATGGAAACGTATGGAGTTAAGAAATGGGATAACGATATTATGACAATTACCTATACTGCACCTACTACAAAATCAACTGTAGATAGTAAAAAGCTTAAAGAAGAATTACCAGATATCTTTAGTAAGTATATTAAGACTTCAAATGTTAAGAGCTCTATAAGAATTAAGTTGAAAGGAGTTAAATAGTTATGGATACAGGATATACATTTGACATAAATAATTGTGAAATTACTTATATATCACCATTGGAAGATGGATTTACACCAGTAGAGGATGAAGAATAATGGCAGCTGAGAAAGAGTTTGAAAACCAAATTAAAAAATTCTTAACTCAACTACCTAACACTTGGCACTTTAAATATTGGGCAGGTCCTTATTCAAAATCCGGAATACCTGACATTATAGCATGTGTAAATGGACACTTTGTAGCTATAGAAGTTAAAGGTCCTAGTGGACATGCTAGTGAGTTACAGAAACGCAATGTAAGGCTTATAAAAGAGTCTAAAGGTTATGCGTGTGTAGTTTATCCTAAGGACTTTGAAAAGCTTAAGAAGGAGCTTATGGAATTATGCGAAAGCTAAGCAAATCTGAATTTATGAGTAAAGTTATCAATGATACTTATGCTAAGAAATTTGCAGATAAGGAAAAGTCAATAGCTGCAGATATTCATATAATACAGAATTTTCATAAAATACAAAGGAGGGCAAGATAATGGCAAAAGAAAAATGGCAAGAGGATGCTGCTGAAATGATTAGTAATATCTTAGATTTTAAAGAAAGTATTAAAAATACTCAAATGGACTTGGATAGTGAAAAAGAAAGACTTGCAAATCTACTAAAGGAACACCATATTTCACAATTCACTTGTGAAGCTGGTAAAGCTAACTTTGTTAAGTTTGAGAGAGAAGGACTTATTAAAGACAATGTAGTTGATACGGTGGAAGGTGTAAATAAAGGTCATATTAAGAAGATTAACATGAGAGACCTTACAAAAGACATTAACGTGTGCTTCATAAATGTAAGGGGGTATATGTAAGTGGTTAAAGTTAAATTATTTTATGGAGCATCTAGTGATAGCATCGAAAAATTAAACGACTTTCTGTCAACAGTGAAAGTAATAGACGTTAAATATCAAATGACAGATGAAAATGATGCATTTGTGGTAATTTATGAGGACTCAATTAATTTATCAGAGGTACCAACTTGTAAATTAGTCGAAGAGCTTAAAAACAGAGAAGGTGTAATAACTCATGAAATTGCTCCATATATAGCTGAGTATAGTATTTCTGTTAAATCTACAGAAACGCAAGTAGTAAATTTATTAAGTAAAAATGATTCTGGAGCAATAATCTTGGAGGTGATTGACTAATGATTAATATAAGTAAGGTCAATGATAAGTTAAATGTTTGGTTTGAATATGATACAGACATAGTAAATAAAATTAAAACAATACCAGGAAGAAAGTATAATCCTAGCAATAAATCATGGGATATGCCATTACAAGCTATTCATAAACTTAAAGAGTTATTCAATGATTTAGATATATCAGAAGATGTGGATCAAGAATATGTTACTCCTAAGTATGACTTTAAAACTGAGGTAGATACCATAGGATATAAACCACTTAAATTATTTACAAAATGGTGTCTAGAGCAACTACCGGATTATTTCTATGAAGTTGCAGCAAGCTCTAGTGGTAAATATCATCCAGCATATACACAAGGTGAAGGTGGACTAGTAAGACATACTCAAGCAGCAGTAAGAATTGCAAATGAACTATTTAAGAATGACACAGTTCAAAACTTTGATGACTTAGATAAAGACATAATAAGAGTTTCATTATTACTACATGATGGAGTTAAGCATGGTGTAGATGGTTCAGCTCATACAGTAGCTACACATCCACTAGATGTAGTTAAGTATTTAGAGGATAGATACTTTGAAGTACCTGAGGAAAGTCTTCCAGATGAAGTAATAGAGATTATGGAAGTAGATATATGGTATCAAATTACCGAATGTATTAAATCGCACATGGGACAATGGAATACAGATTATAAAACTAAAGAAGAGATACTCCCTAAGCCTGAAACTGATATGCAAAGATTTGTACACTTATGTGACTACTTAGCTAGTCGCAAGATATTAGAAGTTAATTTTGATGTGGAGGGTTAGGATATGGAAAAGTTATTAACTAAAGAAGAAAGAGAAATAGTTGTAATACAATTAACTGCTAGATGTGATTACTTCCAAAAAGAAATGACAGAAGAAGCTAAGAATTCTAATTATAGAAGAGTTGAAGAAATTGCTACTTTTCTACCAAAACTTAAATCAGCTACTTATAAAATTATGGATATGAAATGTGGTGATTAAATGCAATACTCACATTCAAAAGTAGAATGTCACATTAGTTGCCCATATAAATACAAATTGCGATATGTAGACAAGCTAAAAACTATTCCAGATTACTCAGCTGACAATGCTTTAATATGTGGAAATACAATTCATATGGGCGCTGAGAAGGATTTAAAATCAGCTTTAGACTTCTACTATTCTAACTATCCAATTATCACTGATAGGCACGTTGAAGAGGTTATGAAGTTTGAATATTTAATACCTAAAATTCATGAACTATTAGCTGATATAAATGTGTATAAGAAAGAATTTAGAATTAACACTCCAAGATTCATTGGAATAGTAGATTTAATAACTAAAAATGATGATGGCTCTGTAGATGTGTTTGATTACAAATACAGTAATAACTATGAGAAGTATTCAGAATCACCACAGTTACATCTTTATAAATACTTTTTAGAGCAGATAGGCTTTAAAGTTAGAAAGTTAGGATTTATATTTATTTCTAAAGTTTCAATAAGGCAAAAGCAAGAAGAAACACTATATCAATTTAGGAAAAGATTAGACCAGGAGCTAAAGGAAACAAAAATTAAAATCATGGAAATTAAATATGATGCATTTAAGGTGATTGAATATATGGATAGCATAATAAACATTACTGAGGATGATAAATATAAGAAAAATCCAACAAGTTATTGCAGTTGGTGCGATTATGAAAAATTATGTATAAGAGGAGAGGATTACATGATATTACCAAGTAACCAAAGAAGAGAAAAGAAAATTGATAAAAACCCGGACTTATGGATTTATGCACAAAGCTATGTTGGAAAGAGTACATTTGTTGACCAATATGAGGACTTATTATTCTTAAATACAGATGGAAATACAGATAATACTACAGCACCAGTTATCAAAATAGCTAATGAAATAACTGTAACAGGAAGGATAACTAACACTAAGATGGCTTGGGAGATCTTCAAAGAAGTAATAAGTGAACTAGAGAAAAAGGATAACTCTTTCAAGAGAGTTTGCATTGACCTGGTAGAGGATTTATATGAACACTGTAGACTATATGTTTATGATAAATATGGTTGGGAGCATGAATCAGACGGGGGATATGGAAAAGGATATGACATGGTTAAAACAGAGTTTTTAAGTAATATGAAAAGACTTAAAGCTCTAGGATATCAAATAATATATATTTCAAAGGAAGTTGCTACAGAAGTAACTCAAAAGAATGGTAATAAGTATACAACTTATAAACCTAATATAGGTGATAAGGTGGCCAATGTATTAGCTGGAACAGTTGATTTAACTATTAGAGCTTATATGAATGGTGAAGAAAGATTTATTCAGTTAGCTAAAGATGAAAATGTGTTTGGTGGAGGAAGATTCAATTTTAAAATTAAGAAGTGCCCACTTAATATGGAAGAGTTCACAGAAGCATTAATTGGAGCTCAAGAGTTAGTTGGAAATGTTTCTGATAAAGTAGATGTTCCAAAGGAAGATAAAAAATCATCTTCAAATAGAAGAAGATCTAAAAAGGAAGAGTCACCAGCAGCTGATGAACCAAAAGATGAAGTAACTCAATCTGAAGAAGCTACACATAATGATGAAGTTAAACAAAATGAAGAGGACAAGGTAAAAGAAAAAGTTCAAAATGAGGACAAACCTTCTGATGAAAAACCTCGTAGAAGAAGGTCAAGAAAAACAGAGTAACGCAACCCGGTCATTTTTGACCAAGTTATTAAATATTAAATAAGGTTCGAGGGAGCCATAAATCCCTCAATTAATCTAAAGATAAATGGAGGAATATAAAAAATGGCAAAAGAAATATGGGATGAATTTGACGAGAAAATTGATACTGAAGGATTAAAAAAAGATGCAGAAGAAGCTGCTAAAAACGGTGGTGGAGATTTTAAAGAAGTTCCTCTTGGAACTTATGAAGTTGAAGTTAATAAGCTTGAACTTAAAAAGTCTAAAAAAGGAGATCCAATGCTTTCAGTTTGGTTCAAGATATTAACTGGTGAATATAAAGGTAGCTTAATATTCTATAACCAAGTCATGACTCAAGGTTTTGGAATTCACAACGCCAATGAAATGATTAGAAGTTTAGATTCAGGAGTAGACATAGAGTTTACAAACTTCAAGAAGTATCATGAAATGTTACTAGATGTACTTGAAGCAGTAGAGGGAACATTGGAATATGCATTGGAGTATGGAGAAAATAACAAAGGTTATAATACTTACAAAATTATAGATGTATTTGATAAAGAGTAAAGACAACTGAGGGAGAAATTCTCCCTCTTTTAATACAAAGGAAAGGTGTAAATATGGATAAAAAGTTTATAAGAACATCTAAAGATGAAGTTATGGAATTAACATTTGAAGAAGTATTGAAAAAATACAAAGGATTGATTGTGAACTTAATTAAGAAGTGGAAGTTTAAATATGAATATGATGATTTATATCAAATGGCAACCTGGGGATTATGGGATGCTTATAAATTTCATGATTTTAACAATGGTAATTCTTTTGGCACATTAGCTGAAAAAACTATTATTAATTATATAGGGTGGTATAGACAAAACAATAATCTAGATAAGATTAAAAGGGAAACTTCATCAATAAGTGATGTGTGTAGTTATGATAGTCATGATGGATATGTAGATACATTTGAAGATGAAAGGGACAATTATTCAAATGTAGAGCTCAAAGTAATTTTAGAAGAATTATTTTTAAAGTTAGAAAATCAAAATAAGTTTTTAAGAGCTCATGAAAAAAGAGCATCTGAAAGGAATTTAGAATTTTTAAGACTAACATCTCTAGGAATAACACAAAGAGAAATAGCTGAAAGTTATCATATAGATGTTACAACTGTACAACGTGGATTATATAAAGAATATTCAAGGATTAAGAAGTTTTTGAGAGCTAGCTCTTATGAAGAATTGTTAAGAGCATAGGGAAGGAGAATAACTGTGGGAAGTGTTATTAATTAAGGAGAGGTGATATAAATGCTTTTTTATGACTTTGAAGTTTTTCCATATGATTGGTTAGTAGTCATTAAAGATACTGACACCAGGACTACTCACACTATAGTAAATGATCCTGAAGCTCTCAGAAATTTATATGAAGCTAACAAAAATAATATATGGGTGGGATTTAACTCCAGGAGCTATGACCAATACATTTTAAAAGGAATTTTATTAGGATTAAGTCCACAAGAAATTAATAATCATATCATAGTTTCAGGTCAAGGTGGATGGTCATTCAGTAGAGCTTTCAATAAGATTAAACTTTACAACTATGATGTTATGACTGATAAATTTAAAGGCCTAAAACAGCTAGAAGGATTCATGGGGAATGATATAAGAGAAACTACAGTTAATTTTAATACTAATAGAAAACTAACACCTAATGAAATTGAAGAAGTTATATTTTATTGTAACCATGATGTAGAGCAGACAATGCATGTGTTTATGAATAGAAAAGAAGAATATGATAGTCACATGAGCCTTATAAAAACTTTTAGTTTACCTTTAAATTATATCAATAAAACTAAAGCTCAGTTATCAGCTATTATACTTGAAGCAGACAGAGTTCATGATAGAAATGATGAATTTGACATTACTATAGTTGATACCTTAAGGCTTAATAAATATAAACACATCATGGAATGGTATAAGAACCCCATAAATAGAGACTATAAAAAATCACTAGATATTAATATAGCTGGAGTACCTCATACTTTTGGATGGGGAGGACTTCATGGGGCTAGAACTCAATATCAAGGTGAAGGAATATATATTAACTCTGATGTAGGGAGTTTTTATCCAGCATTAATGATTGAATATAATTTCTTATCTAGGAATGTAAGGCATCCTGAAAAATATAAAGAAATTAGAGATAAGAGATTGGAATTAAAAAAGGTAAAAGACCCTAGACAATTACCGTATAAAATCGTTCTTAACTCAACTTATGGAGCTAGTAAAGACCAATATAATAATCTCTACGACCCTCTACAAGCTAACAATGTATGTATCAATGGACAATTACTCCTATTGGACTTAATAGAGCACCTAGAGCCTTATTTTGAGCTTATACAGAGTAATACTGATGGTGTTATGTTTAAGCTTAAGTCAGAAAAAGATATTGATAAGTACAAAGATATATGTAAAGAGTGGGAAGAGCGTTCAAGAATGAGTTTAGAGCATGACATTATTAATAAAGTAGTTCAAAAGGATGTTAATAATTACATCATTGTTATGGAAGGTGGAAAGGTTAAATCTAAAGGAGCATATGTTAAGAAACTTGATAAGCTAGATAATGACTTACCAATAGTTAATCAAGCTCTTATGGATTATTTTATAAAAGGTATTCCAGTTGAAGAAACAATAAATAATGCTAACAAACTTATTGATTTTCAAAAGGTTGTGAAAGTATCTAGTAAATATCAATATGCATTACATGGTGATAAAAAGTTGAATGAGAAGATACTAAGAGTATTTGCTTCAAAGAACTACACAGATAAGGGGGTATACAAAGTAAATAGTAGAGGTAAGCCAGAGAAGATAGCTGGAACTCCTGAAAGATGTTTTATTGATAATAGAGATATAAATAATAAAAGAATATCTAGAAAGCTAGATAGAGATTGGTATATAGATGTAGCTAAGAAAAGAATAATTGATTTTGTTGGTGATGGTATAGAGCAGTTGAGATTTATATAAGTAAATTGATAATATTTGTTAGATGATGGAGGTAATGTACATGGAAACCAGTAATACAATGAAAGTTTTAGAAATGTATAAGAATGACCTTATTAAAATAAAAAATAAAGCTGAGTCTAATTTACAAAAAGAAGTAGATAAGCATAACAAGGAAATAGATAAAATTCTAGATGATTATAAGTCTATAAATGATATTAATGAAGCTTATGGATGTGGGATTATTTCAGAGAAAAAAAGAGATAAGTTTATAGAAATATTTGAGGATGCTGATAATGCGAGAAATTATCAAAGTGCTACAGGTTTATATGTAAGAATGCTAAATAGAAATATAAAAGGTATTGAAATAGACTTACAGATGACTGAGCTAGAGAATGAAGAGGATAAGGAGAATCTGTAGGTATTGCAACGTAACTATTGAAATTTAGATTACAAATAATGTTCTTTGAAAACTGAACAGTATGGTATTAAGTATGATATAATTTTTATGATGAAGTTGAAATTTATGAAGATTAATTGTTTTTTTAGAGGGGATGAATTTGTGAATTATAATGACATTATATCAGAAATTGTAATTTTTCAGGATGGTAATAGTATTAACAGTGAAAGCGAAGAAAGGGTATGGAAGTTATTAAATGAAATAGATAAACTTGATTATGAAAGTAAACTTAAGCTTAAAAAGCATTATATTAATTATATATATAATATATATTATAATTTAGCTATGTATAGTGATTTTAGTAATGCTCCATTAAAAGCTAAGAGTATGGCATATTATTATATATTATCTATTTTAGATGGATATAATGTACATTATAAGAATGATAATGTTATAATAATATTAGAAGTTTATATGAAAAATTCAGTTAAGAAATTTCTTATGGATAATGATTTTGATGAAATAAACAATGTAATTAATACAAAATTCAAAATTCAAAATAAACTAAAACTGAATTTATGTTCAAATAAACTTATTAGTAAATATGAGGATATGATTAAAGATAAAGAGTTTGAATATAAAATAGGTTTTATTATTCCATATCCTATATACATTCCTCAAAATAAGAAATATAACTTTTGTTATAATATGAAAAATTATATTTTACAATTTGATGTAATACCAAATAGTAATCAATTTTTAAAATCAGAGAATGGGTTTATGCTATATGATAAAGATAAATATGGATTATATAATAGAACTAGAGTAAAAGTAAGTGGTACATTTAATATAATTAAATTAAAACCTAATAAAGAAATAAATAACTATGACTATTTGGTTGAAGAATGTATTAGTGTTTTAAATAATTTTATTGATAACATAAAAGTAACGGAAAATTTATATTGGATCGAGAGAATAAATAAATATATGTTATCAGACTTTTATTTAAAAATCTTTTTAGGGGCAGAACAGCTGTATTCAATAGTATATTCACAATATGGTGACAGTACGTTGGTAATGACACAAAAAGTTGAAGATATTTATTCAACAAGTTACCTAAATGAATTAGAAAGAAATTACAAATGTGCTCCGAAATTATGGCAAGTACTATTTGCTGATACGCGTAGTTATTATGATATTGGAAAATATAAAGAAGCTATAATCTTTATAAATAATGCACTTGAAAACTTTTTGGAAACAGATATTAGAGAAAAACTTGAGAAAAGTATTGGTGAACAGGAAACTAATAAAATATTTAATGGAGAATTAGATTATGATAAATGGAGTTTTAAAGGGGAGTTTAGTGAGGATAAATTTGAATATTTTAAAAAAATAAATTTAATATATCCAATAAAGCCAACAACATTTAAAATAATTAAAAATTATATTGATGTAGTGAAATGTAATCTATCTAAAAATAAAGCAGGTAAACTAATTGAAATAATAAGAATGGGAAGAAATGATATTATTCATGGACGTGCAAATAATTTTGACGATGAAGAATTAAAAAGGATTTCTTCATGTTCAATTAGTGGATTTAAAGAATTTTTACAATTAATTAAAAACTAATATGAGTTAAGTAGTAATAAAAATACCGTACTATTCAAAGTTGAATAATGCGGTATTTTTTTATACAAAGGAGGAATAAACGATGATAGCAATTCTCTTTATAATGCTAGTGACATTAATATATATCATATTTCTATTTAAATCTAAGGATGAAAAAAGAGATATGATGTGTTTAGAGAAGTGCAACATGAAGGACTGTGATTATTGCATTGATAAAGAACAATGCATGTATGAAAGGAGAAAAACAAAAGATGATAAGTGAGAGAGAATTTAAAGAACAGGATCAAGCTAAGATTAAAGATATTAATTTATTAATAGAGAACTTTCTCAAAGTTAAAGACTTTAAAACAGCTATTAAAATTATAAAAAAATATAACTCATATATTAAATTCCTTAAGCTAAGATTAAAAGAAAAAGTTACTACTCAGCTAGTAAATATAAATTTAAACAATGTTACTAAGGAGCAACAACTCAGTAAGATCCATGAGGAAGATGAAGAGTTTTTACAAGCTGCAAAGTTAAATGACTATGACAACATGATAGAAGAATTTTGGGACTGTGTACAAGTGAGGTTAGGATATTTGAATATGCATGGAATAAGAGCCGCGGAAGTTATGAATGGTTACAATAAGCATCTAAGAAAACTTAAGAATAGGCCTAGAGGTAAATAGAGGTGATAACATGAATACTAGAAAAACTTATGATTTAATATTTAACAAGTATTATCCTTTAATAGCTGGAACTAAAAAACCCAATGTTAAAGAAGTGAATGAAGAATCAGCTCAGAGTTATAGTGATATTTCAAAACTAGATGATTATGGAGCTACACTTAATCCTCAGACTATTATGGTTGATATTGATGATATGGTCCAAGCTAAGAGGGTTCAAAAGATATTAGAAAAGTTAAATGTTAATTGTGTAATTATCCAGACTTCCAATGGTATGCATTTTCATTTCTTAAATACAAACATAAAGTCAAATAAGCAGCACTATTATACAGCATTAGGAATTAAAACAGAAACTAAATATCCACATCCTAATGTAGTAACTCCTATAAAATTAAACGGAGTGGAGCGTAAGATAGTAAGAAGTACTGAAAAGTTAGATAAACTTCCAATATGGTTAATGCCATTAAGTAAGAAATTCTCTATGGATTTCAGTAAGCTCCAGGAAGGTGATGGAAGAAACGATACTTTATTCTCTTATATACTCACTCTTCAGCAGCAAGCCATGACTAAAGATGAAATAAGAGAAGTTATAAGAGTTATTAATCAATTCATACTTAAGGAGCCAGTTTCAGATAAAGAGCTTGATGTAATTTTAAGAGATAAAGCTTTTCTTAAAGAGTCCTTTTACCTTAAAAGTAAATTACAATATGAGAAGTTAGCTATATACCTAATAAGAGAACATCACGTAGTAAAGATGAATGATACACTTCATGTTTACAAAGAAGGTTATTATACCTCAGATAGTGATGAAATTGAACGTAACATGCTTCAATACATTATTAATTCAACTAGAAGTCCAAGAAGTGAGGTACTAAGGTATTTAGAACTTAGATCCCAGGAGGTAGAAATGGAGTCACCAAAACTAATAGCTTTAAAGAATGGCATACTAGATATAGAAAATAAAACTTTAGGAGATTTCAATCCAGAATTTAAGATTAAAAATAAAATTCCAGTGAATTATAATCCAGCTGCTTATTCAGAGATTATGGACAAGACTTTAAATAAAATATGCTGCAATGATAAGCAGTTACGATTACTTATAGAAGAAATGATAGGTTATATACTCTTTAGGAGAAATGAACTAGGTAAGTGTTTTATACTCACTGGCCATGGAGCAAATGGTAAATCAACTTTATTAGATGTAATAAAAAGACTCATTGGTAAAGAAAACCTATCAAGTGTGGCCCTTAATGAACTAAATGATAGATTCAGGACTTTTCAACTTGAAGGAAAACTTGCAAATATAGGTGATGATATCAGTAATGGTTATATTGACGATAACTCAACCTTTAAGAAATTAGTTACTGGAGAAACAGTAAATGTTGAAAGAAAGGGTAAGGATCCATTTGATTTTAATAACTATAGTAAATTAATTTTCTCATGTAATGAGATACCAAGAATTAATGATTTATCAGATGGACTTAAGAGAAGAATTATTTTCATTCCTTTCAATGCTAAGTTCAGCAAGAGGGATCCTGATTATGATCCATTCATAATAGACAAGCTCATGAGTAATGAATCACTTGAATATTTATTAAAATTAGCTTTGGAAGGACTAGAAAGAATTTTATATAATAGAGCATTTACTACTCCAAAATCAGTTGAAGATACCTGGGATGATTATGAAAAAAGAAACAATCCCATTATTGGCTTCTTAGAAGAAGGTAAAATTGAGAATGAATCCACAAAGGATGTTTACCTTCAATATCAAACTTATTGCACAGAATCAGGTTTAAAACATTTATCTAGAATTGCCTTCAGTAGAGAAATATGCAAGCATGGATTTAAAACTAAACAGGTTAAGATTAATGGTAAGAGAATATCAATATTCATTAAAGAAGACTAAGATATAAAAACACACTCAACCAAAGTGATAGCAACAGTAATAGTGGTTATATTACTAAGATATACTAGAATGATATTAAATATCTTAGCACCTTTAAAAGTTAATAATAGCAATGGGTTGAGATATGTATTACTAAGATAACTAAGATGTTTTTAACTTCTTATACTTTAAATTACTAATTCTCAAAAAGAGTATATTATATATATAAGAAATTATATATATATCTTAGTACCTTTTTAAAATTTTCAAGTTGACTTAAATGTAATAATATCAATGCTTTGAAGGGAACTAAGATATGATAAAAATTTATATATTCATCTTAGTTATATTAGTACCCCTAATTTTAAAAAAAGAGGTGAATAACAAATGACAAATAGTAAGGTTAGAAGAGTTGAAGCTATGCTTTATAATTATAATAAAACTATAATTGATATAAAGAATATGAAGTTAGATTTAGAAGTATTAGAAAATGATTATAGAGGAATAGGAAGTATGACTTATGAAGAACGTACTCAACCAACTAATGCCTTTAGCTCCAGTGTAGAAAATGAAATAGTTAAAAGAGATGAAAAGATAATACGTTTAAGAAATAAGATAAGACTTAAAGAAATAGAAATTCAAAAGATAGATAATATGCTAGAGTTTTTAAAGGAGAAAGAGCGTGATTTTGTAAGGTTAAAATACTTTGAAAAGAATACCCATAATGAGATAAGTGAGAAAATAGATATATCTTTTGACTATATAAATGAGTATAGATTAAAGACAATAAATAAAATATCTAGTTTTATTCTAGAAGAAATATAGGTTAAACTCTATATTTACACTTATTGTAATTCCTTAAAGCTATGTAGTATAGTATTACTATAGAAATAAATCAATTAAGACACCCTTTACAAGGTGTCTATTTTTATGTAAGGAGGTACGTTATATGAATATATTATCAAAAGAACAAAGTGATATGATTGATATGATGCTTGAAGGTGTTCCAATGACTAACATTGCAAAGGAGATAGGAGTTCATAGAAGTACACTTTATGTATGGAAGGATTTAGATTATGTTCGGGCTGAGCTCGAGGAGCGCAGGAGACAACTTAGAAAAGCAGCAAAGGACAAGTTAACAGCTAATGTTACTAATTATGTGGCCAATCTAATAGAGTTAGCTAACAATAGTAGTGATCAAAGGGTGAAACTCCAAGCTAATAAGTACCTATTAGACCAGGCTATTGGTTCACCATCCGTAACAAAAGAAGAAACAAATACTCCTGGTAATGGTGATAAGAGTAAAGATACTAATACTCTTAAGAAAGAGCTTGACGATATTAAGAACTTGAAGGTTGTTAAGTAGGAGTATTAAAAAGTATACTTAATGATACTATGAAATGATAACAATATTAAGACATTTGTGGAGTATGAAAAATATAAAAAAAGTATTGAAAATACATGTATACATTTTGATACTAAAGGTATATAATAATATTATGAGATGCAGCTAATGGGGGTACCTTCTAAAATGGAGGTTTATAAATACCCCGTTGACCAGTTGCACAATTTCTATAATATTTTTGAAAAACCGGAGGTATTAAAATGTTATACTTTGCTTACCACAGAACTTCAACTACTGACCAACATTTAGATAGAGGTATAAAGTCAATAAATGATTTTATACAAGATAGAAAAATAAGTCTTCATCATTCAATTTTTACTGACCAATGCACAGGCAAAAACTTTTCAAGACCAGGATATAAAACCATGAAAGAAGAAATGCTATTTCAGATTAATCAAGATAATGAAGTATCACTATTGGTTACTGAATTAGATAGACTTGGTAGAAATAAGCAACTTACATTAAATGAAATTAGGGATATGCAGTCTAAGGGTGTTAGATTGATGGTATTAGAAATACCAACTACATTAATTGAATTACATAATGATAATAATATGTCTAAAATGATGATGGAAACTATAAATAATATGCTTTTGGAAATGTACGCTTCATTTGCACATGCAGAAATGGAGAAAAGAGCTAAAAGGCAACGAGAAGGAATTGAAGCAAAGAAAGCTCGTAATGAATGGTCAGATTATGGTAGACCAAGAGCTTTAGATTTTAATAAATTTATTCCATATTATGAAAGAGCCTTGAAAGGTGAGTTGAAGCCTAAAGAAGTCATGGAGTTACTAAATATTACTAAACCAACTTATTATAGATATGCTAAAGAGTATAATAAAAATAAAATATAAATTATATATAATATTTAAAAGGAAATTACCAAATCTTGTAGAATCATTTCTACGAGAGGATTGGTGAATATGGAGAAAAGATATCAGGTTTTTATAAGTTCTACTTTTGTTGATTTAGAAGAAGAAAGAAAAGCGATAATAGAGACAATAATTAACTTAGATTGTTTTCCAGCGGTAATGGAAATGTTTCCAGCGGATGATAGAGAACAGTTCGAGTACATTAAAACAATAATTGATGATAGCGATTACTATATATTAATTATTTCTGGGAGATATGGTTCTGTGGCAGAAGACGGGAAAAGTTATACAGAAAAAGAGTTTGATTATGCGATAGAAAAAGGTATACCAGTTTTAGTTTTTGTAAAAAGAGATATAGGTAGTATTCAGATTTCTAAAACTGATGATGATCCTGTGAAGAAAGAAAAGCTTGAAAAATTTAGAAAAAGAGCTATGAACAGGAGAATGGCAAAATATTGGGACGATTATAAGGATTTGAGATATGAAGTTAATTCAAGTTTGAATCGAGCTTTTAAAACTAATCCAAGAACTGGATGGATAAAAGGCAATATACATAATAGTGATAAACTACTGATACAGATTAATAATCTAAGGGAAGAAAACTTAAAATTTCAACATGAATTAGAAAAATTTCATAAATCTAGCACAATCAATGAGCTAGCATGTGGTGAAGATGAGACAATTATTGTATATAATGAAGTTGATAACTTTGATGTTACAATTGGGAAACAGCGATCTATTACATGGAATGAGATATTCTATAATATAGGTATAGAAATATTAGAAGAGGGCTCAATTAGTCATGATAGATTTGAGCAAATTATGCATGAATTGATAAAAGGCAGGTCAAACAATGTTGTAATTGAGAAAAATTCTTTACGAAAGGTAAAAATTCAGTTAATTAGTTTGGGTTATATAGAAGAGGGCCTTGATGATCTTTGGGGTATTGATAAAGTATATAGACTGACAGAGAGAGGAAAGAAAGAAATATACGATTACTTAGTGGAAAAGAAATAATAGAGTAAGAACTCTCAAATGTGAGGGTTCTTTTTATATGGAGATATAACCCTAATGGTAAGGGAGCAACTTGCTAAGTTGTTAGTAATCGAGTTTTCGGTGTATAGGTTCAAGTCCTATTATCTCCGCCATTCCCCATAAACCCCAATGTAAAAGGCACTTATAGAAATATAGGTGTCTTTTATTGTTATATTTTAGTAGGTGTTGTAAAATATTTATGGGGGTGGGGATATGAATAAGGATAAAATAATTTTTGTTAGAGAAATATTGGTTATAATATCAACAGTTATTACATTATTTATGTTATTTGTAAAAATATTTTCGAATGTATTCAAAGAAAGTATTAAGAGTAAGTTTAAATATGTACCTGAAGATGATTCGCTATTTAATTTAATATTACAAATGATAACTCACATCATTAGTTCAATAATATATTGTTTAGTTTTAGTTGTTGTAGTATTAGTTTTTTATATTTCTATAAAGAATGGAGCTGCATTTATTGAAGGTCTATCAAAAATTGATTTTATAGGAGAAAATAAAACAGATTTTGTTGCAATATCGATATTCTTTCTACATCTAGCATTAGTATTAGCAGTAACATTTTGCTTTACTATTTGTTATAGCACAATTAAGAGTGAATTTATTAATAAAATTGGTATGCTGGAGTGGAAAAAGGTAAAGATGAAAAAGAGAAGCATATTTGTACCGACTAATGGAAGAAACATAAAAAAGATGATATGGTATAATAGAATTGCAAAATGTGGGTCAGCAGTTATTAATTCGCTATATTTATTTATGCTATTTATAGTTATTGAAAGTAATGAAGAAATTCCACTTTTATCTTTTTTAAGTGCATTATTTTTAATAGTTTTTTATTTAGCAGTTCTAATAATATCAGTTAGCTTAGATGAAATTATAGAAGTTTTAGCTTACGACAATAAATATGAATTTATTCTATCTAACGATAAAATCGTATGCAAGTGTTTCTTAGAGTATAAGAATTATTATTTAATTTATCAACCAAAGTTAATTAATGGTGATGATAGTATTGAAAGATATATTAGGAAAACCGAAGTTAAAGAAATTAAAAAAATTTGTGGAGATAAAATTGTATATAATAAAACTAAGAAGTCGATTAAGAAGAATTTTAATGGGTTAATTAAAAAAACTGAAAATAGTTTTATGGAAAATACAAATGAAAACTTAGAATCCTAATTATAGGGTTCTTTTTTATTTAATAAAAGGGTGGTGTGAATATGTTAAATATCTATACAAGTTATATATGCAGAGTATGTAGTAGAGAATTTATATTGATAACTTCAGAGGTGCAAAGTGCTAGTAATACAGGTAATTATTTAGCATGTCCATACTGTGGAAGTAGGAGAATGAGGAAAGGATTAGTAACGGATGATCTTAGAGAAGTGATGAAAGCTCGGAGATATAAAAGAAATTCTCGAGGTGCTATTGAGCAAATTTAGAAGGAAAATGACTACTTCTGTAGAATAGATATTCTATGGAAGGGGTTTTGACGTTGAATGAAAAAAAGAATTATTATAAGTATAGTACATTCTTACTTCTTATTGGAATTATAATAGCATTAAGTTGGTATACTAATCAGGATGCTATAAATTTATTTTCGATTATTACAGCAGTGGTATCAATTATTTTAGCAATATACTCTCTTTTTACATCTAATGATCAAAACAAAGATACTAGAGATTTGAATGTTGAAATAAAGTTATTAAATGAAAGAGTAATTTCTAAATTAGATTCTATCAATGATAAGATAAAATTAAATATCGATGGTAAATCTTATAAAGCTGATAGTGCAGATACTGGTGCCACTATTTATGTAGAGCACATTGATTTTGAAAATCCAATAAAAGTTAATTCAAGTGACTTTGAAAAAAAATTAGTGGACAATTTAAGTGCTTATAATAAAGCTTGGAGTGTTATTGAAATAAAAATATTAAATTTTGATGATGAAAGTAACTCAATCACATTAATATTAATAATTAATAGTGTTATAAAAGCAGAAATTATTTCAGAGATTGTTCAGAATACTAGTAGAGAATCAAATGTTTTTACCAATATTAATGGTTATAAACTTGTAAGTAAATGTGCATCTACAGTAATATACATATAAAATGAGAGGTGATAAAGCTTGAAAATACCATTTGAATTTAATAGTGATGAAGCTAGAAACAAATGGTTGCTTTATCACTATCTTAAAAAATCCTATACTGATATAGGTATTCCAGAGGAGAAAGCTGAGGAATTAACTGATAGTAGAATTTTAGAAAACTCTAAGAATTTGTTTGGGTTCCATGGATTAGCATGGCAATTAGGACAAATTTCTCTAGAGTTTTTTTGTATGTATTTTTTACAAGATATATATTTACCTAAAGAAGATAATGCAGCTGCTCCAATAGCTCATGTTCATGAAGAACTGTGGCATGATATCCAGGATAGTATAATTGGAACTGGACCTGAGCAATTAGGAAGAGTTCTTCCAAGGGGTACTGGTAAAAGTGCATTTGGTACATTAGGTCCTACTTGTTGGAGTGTAGCATATAAACATAAAACCTATGTGTTGATATGTTCTGATATAGGATCTACTGCTGAAAAGTTTATAAAAGATATTAAGGATAACATGATAGAAAATCCTTATATTGAGATATCATTTGGGAAGTTACTTGATGATAGAAATAAAAAATATATTTGTAATGCAACTCAACTTGAATTTACAAACAATACCTTTGTTGAAGCTATTTCATCTACATCACCTATGAGAGGTAGAAAATATAAAAACGTAAGACCAGATTTAATTATCTTGGATGATTATCAATCTGAGGATGATTGTAGAACTGAAGAAGCCAGGGAAAAGAAATGGAAAAAGTATTCTGATGATGTTAAGTTTGCTAAGCAAAGACCAATAAAAAGAAATGGTAAGATAATTAAAAAAGGTACTGTTCTTATGGCCTGGGGAACTCAACAACATAAAGAGTGTTTCTATTCCAGGTTGATTAAATCTCCTACTTGGATATTTAAGAAAGAAAAAGGAGTTTTAGTTGATAATGTAGATAAATATTTTAATTCTGGGTTATGGCTAAAGTTCAAAACTATTCTTAATGAGTTTAAAAATACTGCCAGGTTAGAGGATGCTAAAGAGTTTTATTATAAACATGAGAGTAAAATGCAATTTGATACTCTTTGGAGTGAATTTTGGGATTGCTTAGAACTTGCTCTTGATTATTTTGAAAATCCTAATTCTTTTAAACAAGAGGTTCAAGGTGATGTTGATTCTATAGGTGAAAAATGGTTTAAGCAAATGCATACTGAACCTAGAGAAATAATAGAAACTCATGAATTTATAAAAACAATGTTAATAGTTGACCCTGCATCATCCGGTGGGAAAAAGAATGATTACAGTGCATATTTAATTGGGTCTACTGCTATTAATGGTAATAAATATATTAGGCTTGGTGAATTAGCAAAAATAAACGCTAGGCAGGAATTTGATAAGTATTTAGGTCATATGGTAGAGCTTTTACTTGAATACCAAGATATAACACATGTGTGTATCGAGAAAAATACATTCAATTCAAGTGATGCTTTTATGTTGGAAAAGTTAATTAGAGAAAATGAAATCTTAAAGTATAGAAATATTACAATAATAAATGAAATGCAAAAAAGGAACAAAGATGATAAAATTTCAACTGCTATTCCTTATGTAAATAAAGGACAAATAGTATTTGCTGAAGAAGATGAAGAATTCAATAAGCAAGTTCTTGAGTTTACAGGTCAGAAATTTTCACAACATGATGATGCTCCAGATGTACTTTCAGAATTTCTTATTAGAGTTGAGCAAATTCAGACAGTAAATAGAATTCAATTATTTGATAGAAAGTTATTTGGATTATAAAAAAAGAGATTTTTAATCTCTTTTAATCTGAAATATTTTCCATAATATCACCAGGTTGACAGTTGAGAAAGTCACATATTTTTTGGATAACTTCAGTTGTAACAGTTTCACCTTTGGACAATTTCGCCAATGTTGGTGATGAAATTACTTTTAATAAATCAGTTTTTTTCATTTCTCTACGAGAAATTAAATCAAACAATTTATAGTATTTAATCGACATACACTCACCTCACATATAATATAACACTTATTTAATATTAGTGTCAAATAATGTTTTATTAGCAAACGCTAATAAAAAGTATTGACAATTATATTAATGTACGCTAATATTATGTTAATGATAGCTAATATGAATTTGAGGAGTGGTGTATTATGAATAGAAACGTAAATGAAATTTTGAGAAAAAAGTATGAAACTAGTAATGAATTTGTTATTGAAGTGCTTGAGGATTCGGAAGATAAATATCATGAAGAGTTATTAGCAAAAATGCCAGAAGAGTTAAAACATACTTTTAATAAGTATACTGAATTATTAAATCATATGTTTGAGTTAAAAGTAGAATTAGCATATGAGAATGGAATATCTGATGGTGTAAAAAATACAAAAACTAGATTGTTGTTAAATTTAAAGGAGATGTATTAATGCCTAAGAAATTAACCATTGATGAAGTTATAGATAGATTATCGAAAATTAACCCTAGAGTAACTATATTAAGTAATATCTACGTGAATAGTAAAACTCACTTAGATTGTAAATGCAACAGCTGTGATTACAAATGGAAAGCTATTTGGAACAGTTTGCAAAAAGGAATTGGATGCCCTAGATGTTCAGGTAAATCAAAGCCTAACATAAGTAAAATAGAAAGTGATTTAAAAAATCGTAACATTAAGTTATTAAGTAAAGAATATAGTAACATTTATAGTGAATTTGATTGTGAGTGTTTAAATTGTGGGTACAAGTGGAAGGCATCTTATACAAATTTAATTCATAATAAAACAGGATGTGCTAGGTGTAGTAAAAAGTTAAAACATGATATTGAAAAAATAAAAACAGAAATTAATGGGATTACTGTTTTAAGTAAAATATATAAAAATAATAGAACTCCATTATTATGTGAATGTAATAAATGTCATCATAAATGGTATAGTAATTATCATGAATTGAAAGCTGGGAAAGGGTGTCCATTATGCAATGCATCTTTGGGAGAAAAGAAGATTTATGAATGGTTAAGATCTAATGATATAGAATTTAAATATCAGCATAAGTTTAAAGATTGTAAATATAAATCTCAATTAGTTTTTGATTTTTATATTCCAAATTTAAATGTATGCGTTGAATTTGATGGAGAATTACATTTTAAGCAAACTTCTTTAAATTGTGACTTAGAAGTACAAAAGTTAAGGGATAATACGAAAAATGAATATTGTAAAGATAAAAACATTAAATTAATTAGGATACCATATTGGAAAATAAATAAAATAGAAGACATATTAAAGAGTGCGTTATAGTGCTCTTTTTATATTAGATTATAGGAGGTGTGATATGAAGCTTAGTGATTTAGTTAAAAAATTATTTAAAAAGGAAGTTGGATTAAACCTAAATAATCCAGAACATTTAAAGTTAGTTAAAAAAGCTTATGGTAGTTTTTATGTTTTTAGAAATCTATATAATAAAATGTATGATTATTACAAGGGTGATACTGATGCAATTAAAAAGTATCTGTTTGTAACTGAAAGGTCTAATCTTAAAATAAATGTAAATTTTATAAAGAAATTTATTAAAGAAGAAGTTGCATATACACTAGGTAATGATATAACTTATGAGTCCAGAACAGATAATAAAAATGTTATAAAAGACATTGAATATTATACTGCACATTGGGATGAGTTACACGATACAAATGTTATGAAATACTTATTGGTGTTTTCCAAGGTGCATGAACTTTATTATATAAATGATAATGCTGATTTATGTAGTAAAATTATAAAACCTACCGAGGGTTATGCATATACGGATAAGGCTTCAGGAAAGGTTTTATTTTTTATCCACACTTTTAAAAATGACTTTGATAATACTACATCTTATATTGATGTTTATACTGACAGTAAGATTTATCATTTTGATAATAAATTTAATGAGATGGCTACACCTACTGATAATATATTTAAGGAAGTACCAGTTACTATTGGTAATTTAACTGAAGAAGGTGCTGATGATAGTTTATATAAAGATTTAAGAGGACTTCAAGATGCATTTGAAACTAACTTATCAGATGTTGGTAATGAAATAAGTGATTTTAGAAATGCCTATTTGTTATTTAAAAATGCTCAAGTGGATGAAGGTAACATTCCTAATATGAAAAAGTTGGGAGTTATACAATTTCCACAATCTGGCGGTGATGCAGCTTGGTTAATTAAAAATATTAACGATACATTTATTCAAAATACTCTAGATAGATATGAAGATACAATGTATCAAATTGCTTGTCATATAAATCATAATGAAAAGCTTCAGAGTAATGTATCTGGAGTAACTCTTCAATCAAGGTTGATAGTACTAGAAAATAAATGTAATTTACAAATTAAGGCCCACAAAAATATAGTGAAAAATAGGATTAGATTTCTATTTATCTATTTAGATCTAAAGAAGAATAAAAAGTATGATTATAAAGATGTTAAGGCTTTATATACTCCTAACATACCTAGTGATGATTTAGCTACCGCTCAAATGTTAAATCAAACACCTGATGGAACTATTTCAAAGGATACTGCTAGAGGATTATTCAGTTTTATTAATAATAAAGTTGCTGAAGCTGAAAAGGTTAAAAAAGAACAAGAAGAAGACTTACTAGAGATAGATTTAAATAAGCTAGGAGATGAATAATGACTAGAGAAGAAAAATTTATTGAAAGTCTTTATAATGAAGCAGAAGAACAAACAAAGGAAGTCTATAGAGAACAAAAGAAGAATAGGGATGAATTACTTCAAGAAATAGCTTTAATAATGTTAACTTACACTATTTTAGATGGTCTAATGAGCCTTATAAGCAAAGATAAAAAGAAGGAATATAATAGGTTATCTAATATAATTCTAAACTCTGCAAAGAGACAGGGGTCAATACAAGCAAGAGTTATAAATGATATATTAACCAGTGTAGTAAATAAGACCTTTGAATTTTATTCTTACAATGCTGGCTTGAAGGACGTTAAAAAAATTATAGAAAATAACTTCAAAGGTAAGCATTTTAGTGAAAGAGTTTGGGAAAATGAAAATGAAGTTGCTAAAAGGCTACATTCTCAAATTAAAGATTTTCTCGATGGTAAAGTTAATGTGAATCAAATTAAGAAAGACATTGAAAAAACATATAATACTAGTGCTTATAATGCTAAAAGATTAGTTGAAACTGAGGTTAATAGGTGTGAAGATGAAGCATTTAGAAGGTTTTGTAAGGAAACTGGTGTTAAAAAAGTAAGGAGAAATGAAGTCCTAGACCGTAAGACTTGTGAAGAGTGTGCTGCTTTAGATGACAAAGTATATGATTTAGATGATGCTCCTGGGGTTATTCATCCGTTATGTAGAGGGTTTAACACTGTAGTAGAATAATGGTATAATATTATTTATGTTATGTAAATAATACTATTAAACTAGGGGGTCAATTCATGGGAAGTATAGAACAAAAATTAAATACATTTGAAGAAGATATATATAACAGAAAAGTTATAGCAGAAAATCTAACTAAAATAATAGAATCACAAAATGAGTCAATGGTAATTTCGTTGGATTCTGAGTGGGGAACTGGAAAGACTACATTTGTAACAATGTGGAAAGACATGTTGGATTCAGATGAAAAGTATAATTCGAAATTTGAAACTTTATATTTTAATGCTTGGGAAAATGATTATATTAAAGATCCTTTACTTGCGATATTCTCTGAAATGGAAAAACAAATTCATGAAAATGATAGTGAATTTAAAAAAAGTATGGATAAATTAAAAGTTAAAGCTAAACCATTTGGTAAGGCAGTGGTATCTACAGGTGTCAAATTAGCGACTGCAGGAATACTTAATTTAGATGGGGTAACCATTGGAGATTATAATGAAGCGGAATTAATAAAATTATCTGAAAAGATAGGTGAGTTAAGTATAAAAGAGATTTCTGCAGATAAAACAGTCAGGGCGAAATTCAAAGAAGAAATGACTAACTTTCAGAAAGATATGAATAAAAAAATAATATTTTTTATTGATGAATTGGACAGATGCAGGCCAACATTTACAATTGAATTACTAGAGGTTATAAAGCATTTATTTAATATAGATAATTTTATATTTATATTATCAATAGATAAGGAACAACTCTCACATTCTGTAGCAACAATATATGGTCAAAATGCTGATACCCTAGGATACTTAAGAAGATTTTTTGACTTAGATTATAAGTTACCTAAAATTGATTTGAAAGAATATATTAAAAATAAAAGTGATATAGTATTTGAGGGAAAATACAATATAGAACTATTTGATTTGTTTATTAAAGAAATGTTTATTAAAGAAAATTTCTCCTTAAGAGATGTAGATAAAGCATATTATTATATAAGGTTATTAATTCCACTGATTGATGAGTTTAATAAGGAAGGTGGGTACCAATCAGTACATATAGCAACAATAAGTTATTTATATGCTATATTAATAACAGCAAAGATTAAAAAACCTATTTTATATAAGAAAATAATAGATAGAAATTATACTGTAGAAGAAATCATCGGTAAGTTTTACATTCCTAATTTGGATTATTTAAATAACAATCTTGTAGGTGGTTGGCATCAAAAACCACTTCAAGAAGTAATAAAGCCAATATTTAGATTATTTTTACAGTTAAATTTGAAGTATTTGAAAGAGAAAAATATATATGAAACTCAAGTAGGTGAATTTTATGTAGGACATAAGGAAGAAGATGGAACATTTGGCTACGATAAAAAATTCAATTTAAAGCTCTTATTTGAAGGAAAAGGATCAAATATAATTAATAAACTGGAATTTATTGATAACTTTCAAATAAATTGAAAATTTACAGATGAAAGTCTTAGGAAACTAAGGCTTTTTATTATACCTAAAATACGTCTTGTGGACTTTAAAGTGTGCAAGGGGTGAAAAATACACTATTTAAAACTAAAATTTGTGTCTTAAGGTGCTAATAGCAGTTTAAGGGATAGGAGGGTATACATGTTAAAGAAAGATTTATTAGAAAAAATTAAAAGTGCAAAAGATGATGAGGATATCAACTCACTATTAACTGGTACTGACATTGAAGAAACTTTTAAAGCTAGTGGTCTTACATTAGATGTTTTTAAAGAGAAAATAAAATCTGATAAGGATTTTAAAGCTTATATTGAGAGTGAAAATGATAAATATCACAATAAGGCTTTAAAAACTTGGAAAGAAAATAATTTGGAAAAGGAACTTGAACCTTTTATTACGGAGAAGTATCCGGATTTAGTTACTGATCCAACACAAAAGAAACTTTTAGAACTAGAAAAAGAACTAGAAAAAGAAAGACAAGCTAATGCAAAAAAAGATTTATTAGCACAAGCAATGAAGTATGCTACTGAAAAGAAACTACCAGCTAATTTTGTTGAGAAGTTTTTAGGTGAAGATTTAGACTCTACTAAAGCGAATTTAGATGGTTTTGAAGAAGATTGGTCTAAAGGATTAGAATCTTTAGTTGATGAAAAAATGAAACAGTCTAGTTATGTACCTGGTGGAAGTAATCCAGATGGTACAAAGATGTCTATAGGACAGTCTATAGCAGCAGAAAACAATTCAAAATCAAGTGCTCCAAGTGACCCTTGGGCAAGTAAATAGGAGGAATGAAGGATGAATTTTAAAAAAGAAACTTATACAAATGACATGGAGATATTAGTAACTCCAGCAAATTTAGTAACCTTTAGCGGAACTGTTTTAGCTGCTAATGCTACTGCTGATGAAAATGGTAAGAAGTATGTATTATCTGGTAGCTTAATAGATGCTGATGGTAACCTAGTTAAGCAAACTGGAGCTAGTGGTTCAGAAACACTAACTACTACACCTGTAGGTATCCTTTATAAAACAGCAGATGTTACTAATGGAGATATGCCTTGTAGTTTAGTAGTAGAAGGATATTTAAGAGCTGATAGAGTACTTGATGGCTTTGCTGCTAAGGCGATAACTACAATTAAAACTGCTTTGCCAAACATAACATTTAGATAATAAGAGGAGGAATGAATAATGCCAAGAATAGAAGAAGTATTTAATACAAAAGAATTAATAAATTATTTTAAAGAAAGAAAAGTTACTCCAATGTTAGGGGAAAGCCTATTCCCAGAAAGAAAAATTCAAGATATTGAATTTGATATGATATTGGGTTCTGGAGGTCTTCCGGTAAGTGCTGAGGTACATGCATATGACACAAAAACCCAATTAGCAAGTAGAGAAGCTATTGAAAAAGGTGTTGCAAGTTTAGCACTTATCAAAAGACAAATAAAAATTGCTGAAAAGGAGATAATTAAAGTTCAAAACCCTAGAACAGATGCGGAGTTAGCTTTTGTATTATCTCAACTTTACAACGATTCTGAGAAGATGTTTGAGGGGATAAAAGTAAGAGTGGAAGCTATGAGAATGGAAGCCACTTCAACTGGTAAAATTAAAATTGAAGAAAATGGAGTAAAGGTTACTCTTGATTATGGAGTTCCAACAGCCAATAAGAAATCATTCAATTGGAGTGATGCAGCTACATCAAAACCATTGGATGATTTAGAAACATTAGCATCTGCAGTTGAAACCACTTGTGGAAGGAGACCAAGTAGAGCACTTACTTCTAGAAAGATAGTAAAGGCTATATGTGCAAGTGAATCTGTAAGAAAAGCAATCAATGGAGTGAATTCAGATAAAATTATTACACTAGCTCAATTAAATGAGTTATTGGTGCAATGTGAATTGCCTGTGTTTATTACTTATGAAGGTAAGTATAAAGTTGAAGGTGCAAAAGGTTTTACTACCAAGAGATATTTCCCAGAAAATGTTATATCTATGTTTGGAGATGCTCCTCTTGGAGAGACAATCTACGGATTAACTGCTGAGGAAGTAAAACTTATCGGTGACGGCAAAATGGAGGAAGCTTCAATGGTAGGTAATATATTTGTTGGAACATATACATCTATAGATCCAGTTGGAGAATTTACTAAAGCTGCAGCTACTGCATTACCAAGTTTTCCTCATGCAGAGGAATTAGGAATAGCAACTATAACATTAGCTTAATTTAAGAGGGATTAATTTCCCTCTTTTATTTTATAGAGGAGGGATTAAATGACTTTAGAAGAAAAAAACCAAGCTAAAGCCATATTAGTAATTAGAAACTATCTTAACAAAAATTTAAGCGATGATTACATTTTAAAGAATTATAGCCTAGCTATAGACCAATTAATTGAAAATGCAAGTAAAATAAATTCATCTAAATCAGTTGGAGTAAAGTCCATGAGCGAAGGTAATCAAAGTATTAGTTTTGATTCTAATATAGAAGCCTGGACAATAACTCCAGATGTTAAAGTTTTATTGCCCACTCCATATGTTAGGATGTGGTGATGTAATGGGAGTTTTATTTAAAAACGCAGATATAACTATCTACAATAGATATTATGATAACAACTTAGGTTACGACAAATACCAAAGGACAGTAATAAAGGGTGTAAATTGGCAGAGTAAAAGAAATGCTACTATAAATAGTAATGGCTTACTACTTGCAGATAGCACCTTAATATTTATAGATAAGTTAGATAATTATGTTAGCCCTAAGAGATTTAAAAAGTTATCTGATATAGAAAGACCTAACTATTTCACTTTCGCTAGTGATGGGGACAAGATAGTAAAAGGGGATGTATCTTTTGAAGTAACGGGAATATCACCCTATAGGCTATCAGACCTAGAAGATGCTTTTGATAATGTAATAGATGTTAAAAGTGTTAATGACACTCTACCAGGGCATATGGAAGTTGAGGGGGTATAATATGGCTACTAATGTTAGAGTCGATATAGATGACTCCCAAAAGATACTACTTAAAAGATATCTAAACAAGAATGGAAGAGCCCAAGTTCAATTTACTAAAGAATGTGCCAAGGCTATGAACAACTATACACCATTCAAGACAGGGCGACTTAAGGATATGATGATTACTTTAGAGAGTGATAGGGTTATCTATAACGCCCCTTATGCAGCTAAACAATATTACACTAACAAAGGTATGGGTAAGCAAGGAACTTCCGTTGGTGGACTTAGGGGTAAATTTTGGGATAGACGTTGTTGGATTGATAATGGAGATAAGATTGTTAAAACGATAGCTGAATTTGTGGGAGGTAAGAGTAAATGATAATTGAAAGCTTAAGAAATTATATAAGAAAATGTCCTTACCTAGATATGTTTAACAATGCAATTAGGGTGAATGTTAATTACCTTGAACCTTCTGCAAATACCTATTCTATAGAAGAAATTCCAATCGAACCTATCCTAAAGAAATACGTTAATGGTGATTCTATAAGGCAGTATGCTTTTATATTTACATCTCGAGAGCCTTATGGGGCAGATGTACTACAGAATATTGATAATAGTGGATTCTACGAGAAGTTTGCTGATTGGATAGAAAATAATAATGATAATGAAATATTTCCTATCCTAGAGGATGGACTTGAACCACAAGAGATAAAAGTTACTAGTACAGGTTATGCTTTTGCAGTTACGGAGGATACGGCACAGTATCAAATAAGTTTAAGATTAAAATATTATAAGAAAAAAATAGGAGTGATATAAATGGCAATTAGAAAAAGAGATATACAAGCTAACTACTTAAAGGTTGCTGATGCTTTTGAG